CTGATGTTAAATTGATTAGGCGAGGATTGACTTGCAGACCCGCTAGTTGTTAAATTCAACACTGTGGTTGCAAAGCCTTCACCAGGAGATAAGTAAACAGACTCGCTATCAATGGTGCCTCCACCAGCGACTGCCCATCCAGAGGATAGGCCTAGACCACTTCCGAGAATCGAGGTCACCACCTGGTAGGGGGTGTTCGGTCTAGAGAATGCTAGAGAGTTACCGTCTACTACCTCCACAAATCTATCTAAAGCTGTCAAGGCAGCCTTGTTCGCTGGCCGATTGGTGTCGGAAAAAGGATTCTGCGAATTTATTACGGAAGTGGTGTTTATCCGAGCAACCTCAGGGGAATCATCATCCAACTGAGGTGTCTCGAACACCAAACTGTAATCACAGAAAAGCTCTCCCACTAAGATAGCTCCACTGGGGGTGGTGACTCCGATAATGATGTTAGCAGTATCGTAACTCTTAATGTCGAGATTGACAGCTAAGGGGCCTTTCCTGCAGTAATATTGCTTTCGTTTGTGCAGGTTTCTCGGGCTTGCGCGCATGCTCAAGGGTTTCCAAAGGGGTCCTCTTACAGTATCTTCAAACTGCATGACTTGCCCTTTGGTGAGGCCAGAGTTGGTGTCTCCAGCGTCGTAGTCGGGTGATATGTGAATGGATCCTGCAGTAGTTGTTCCTACACTAGGAACAAAACGGAAGGTTAGGCTAGAAAAGAGGTAAGTTTCGTAATTAGCTGCAATGGCATGCAACCAAGGGAAACTGTCCCTCATTCCAGGGTTCACAGGGATTGAGAAAGTCTGGTAGGTTGTACCAGTCGTGGTAATATCCTGAATATACTCGGTATGAGTAACTGGGTATTTTCTTAATCTCGGGTAATTCACCCGGCTTTGGGTGTCATAAGCAACAGGCGCGTTTTTCTTCCGGGGTCGTCTCCGTCGAGGCTTAGGAGGTAAGCTTCGTTGGCGTTTATTTTGATTTCGATTTTTCGTTTTCGGCATTTCAAAATTTAAAGTTTTCATACGGGGGACAAATGGAAAAGGTTAGAGATCTTTGGACACCAGCATGTCCATGATCGGATCATCTGCCACATGAGTGAGACCGTACAGATTGATTCGTTCTTCTAAGCGTTGTTTGAATAGATCCTCGTCTTTTTGAGACAAGTTATAGAAGCGTTCGAAAGCATCCCAGGTGGTATAATCCGCCTCTGAGCACTGGCCCTTCAGATGAGCGTATTTTCTGGGTTTGAGTAAATGTAGCGAGGGTATGTTTTTCTCCATCCACCGCATACACACTGAGCGGTAGACTCGCAAAAAAGGCACATGACAAGCTGTGGGTCCTGAAGCGTACAAATTGCTTTTGAAACACATGTGAATTTTTACGTAATCATCCTGAGTTACTTCTCTCCTAGGACTATCGATTACGCCAGCCTTACATATTACTCTACCTGGTTTTCTCCCGACGCGGATGCCCCCTTGAACAGGGTACAATCGCATGTTCAAGAAATCAGCTTCTACAGGATTGTTGGTGCAGGTTGAAGTGACCGTGAATCCCAATCTATTGGTTGTTTCCACGTATACATCTCTGAATCTATTAGGAATAATCCGGTTTGGATTCATGATAGTCAGACCGTCGTCCCCTAAGGCGGCGTAAGTGATGTAACGGTTCACTAGATGTGATTTTAACAAAGTGATGTTTCGATGACAATACTCATACAACGCTAAATACCAAACAGCAACATTAAGGATAGTGTTGCAAACTGAAGTCACGTTGGCTCCAGTCTTCATCGTAGCTGTGACCTTGTACTTGAGGCCAGGCCCGAATACTTTAGTTTGTTTATACACGTACTTGATGATATCTTGCTCGAAAGCAATGGGTAGAATCCCCATTCTAACTATAAGGTCAGTTAGAAAGTCCCAGGCTTCTTTTCCCTGACTAGCATCATATTTGGAGAAATCTGATACTAGAAAGTAAGAATTAGGTTGGACTCTTTGGGAAAAATACTCGTTTAAATCATCCGCTGATGCTCCCGAAGCGTAAAAAATGTAGTGGTTAGGATTCCAAGCGGCAGTTAGGGCTTTGGACCAGGAGTAGGCCCCGGGCCCTGTGACCACCTTGAGAGTTGGATTGATTGCACTGATATTTCTGGGTCGGATGGGCGTGAATGGACGTTTTCCAACGATCAGTTGCGCCTCTCTTTTCGAGAAACAGGTGAAATTGTACGAGTTTCTATCTAATCCTTTCTCATCTAGCATTTTCCTATAATGTCTATTAGATTTCTGTTGTGGTGGATCAAAATGGTCATTCCATTCGTCGAAGGTGTGCCCGTAATACTTGTCTCGGTAGGTCGGCATGCATTCACCAGCAAACAAATTATAGTCTTTGTTAGTGGCTCGATTGAGGAGAGTTATTCCTCCAGTCATATTGCGATTGTGAAAGAACAAAGATCTGAGAACTAACCAGTACTCAGGATCACAGTCTTTCTGTACACAGATCGCTCTCGATCTTACTGAAATCACAATATTATGCTGACAAGTTTTGAAACACAGGGCCTGCGCTGATAACCATTGAGGGCCACATATAAGCAAGCCCCAGGATCTGGGATCCGGGGGCAACACTTCTGTAATAGTAAACGCGTTCTCTTTCGCTACAGGATAGTTGGAGAGGTCAACTCGAGACAGCACACTCGGGATTGTAGTGCCGAAGGGAATCCGAAATTCGCTAGGAGAGAGCGAAGTGTCTCTAGTCTTGCGAATGTCGAACATCCATTGTTCGAGTTGACTCCTATGTTCGATGGGTTTGAACATACTGTTTACTATCATTATCGTCAGAATCCCCAGATAAACTATAATAGCCATCATCAAATAAGAGGGGCCGAATACCGGAGTTAGGACTCCAAAGCATCCAACTTTGCTTATAGTGGCTATAGGGACAAAGAACCTCCAAAGAGGCCGGGTTAGGGAGAGCACTTTGCCAAGGGGAGCGAACATCCAAGACAACACCCACAAAATCCATTCATATATCACAACAGGACTTAGAGTTTGTTGATTTGCAAGGTTGTTTCTTTGGATAACACCTCGAGCTTTCTGGGTTAGCCATAGCTTTTCTTTGGAAGCATTTGAGCCACATATGGCTTTGAAGACTGCATCCATGAGATACGGCATAGAGGAAATCACATCGGGTTGATAAGTAGACAAGTCTGGGTTATCTCCATAAAATCCTAATTCGCGTACTAGAGTGGTGACTAGTTTGTCATTAATCAATGAGAAAAGGTGACGTCGAGCTACTTTCTCAATGAGAGTCTCATTGAGAAGAATCTTTTTGTCTTTCTCTTCGATAATGACAAAGTTTGACTTAATTCCGTAATTGTAAGTTTTGAGGGTAGGAGCTATAGGTTTGTCTCCCATCTGGTCAGGTCGTTCGTACGGGGCGAGGGTTTCTTTATGGTGTATGAGATGGATCTCTATAATGTAATTATTATAAGATCCGACTTGAGTAGTTTTGGAACATAGAGTGTACGTTCCGTTTTCTACCTTCACTTCCGTGTGTTCGTTAAAGTAATAATCTGAAGTTTGAACGGGATGAATGTAAGGTTTGTAGTTGCCTCTGGTTTTCATTTGAACCATACCGTTAGAACGGATATAATGTGCTTCTCCAAAGCAAAACGATTGACCTTTCGGGTCAGCGTCATCTAATTTGTGTGCTACTACAAACGCCATTTTAGAACGCGTCAATAGGAGCATTTTCACTAAATTTTCAGGTGAATTGTAGTAAATGGAATGTACGAAAAGCAATCCATTGTACCTGTTAGGGTACTTTTGGAGATGAGTCAACGCATCATTCCTATACCACGCATAACTTGGGGTCCATTCTTGTGCAGAAGGAGTGTTATATTCTAGTTCATGGAGGCGAACAGTGTTGTAACCATTGTGCTGATTGTTCAACACATCTGTTTCTACCGAGTGATAGAGATTGGGATTCGCCAAACCTTTGATACAATTGGTTAGTCCTACATCCAAGAATTTTGGATTGCTGTAGCGAGACAAGATGGTATTGGTAACCATTTTAGTAGCAAACTTTCTTCCAATTGCTAAGTGAGGGTGAGGGTGTCGAATACTGTTAGAGCTGTGTAACTCTATTTTGTAATTAGACAAACCCTTCTCACTCAATTCTTTTCGGAAAGTTATCTTCTCTTCTTCACTCAAACCCATTTTGCAATGTAAGGGTTCGGCAAATTCAGAGCGATACGGATTCGTACGACAGTTGCGTTTCGCCATAGGCAAG